CCAATGTTCTGATGTCTCCATCGTATAGTGCCCATGATTTCTTCAAGTGTTTCAATAAGAACCTTATCGTATTCTAATGTAGCCTGAGCTTTCTGTATATCAAGATCAGCATCATAGTAATAGTTCATGTCACCCTTCAGTGGTTTATTAAGACCACCGAAAGGATCGTATTCCCATTTGAATATATCAATTTGTTCTTTAGATAACTTACCATTATAATATAACCACTTATCTTTAAGCAGTACTTTATAATCAAGATCTCTTTTCTTTCTACGTACCTTAGCAATAGTAATTAACTCTAAGTACTTACTATGTATACGTGACATCTTTACAGTAGTATCATCTAATTTTAAATCATCTATTATGGAATCTTCCTTCCACATTTTCAACACTTCTTCAATATTCATATTGTTCCAATTATAACTTTATTAGTTATATTATATCATAGTTTTACTCAATTGTACATAGTATCTATAATAACTTTTGTTATGTCATATGGGTTGGCATTAGATGCAGGTCGTCTATCTTCTAAGTAACCTGAGGTATAACCAGATTCAACTGTCTCAATAGGAATTCTTATGCTTGCACCCCTATCTCCTTCACCATAAGAGAATGTATGAATGTCATGTGTCTCATGCAATCCAGTAAGTCTTTGATCATTATCTTTTCCATATACTTCGATATGCTTAGCATGATTATTCTCAAACTTACTAAGTATATCATCATATACACCTAGGCTTGAATTAGTTCTCATTTCATCAGTGCTAAAGTTAGTGTGCATTCCAGATCCATTCCAATCACCTTTAATAGGTTTAGGTTGTATATTGATATCATACCCATGTTCTTCTGCAACTCTCTCTAATATATATCGTGACATCCAGAGATCATCTCCAGCATTCTTTGCACCTTTACTAAACACTTGATATTCCCACTGACCTAATGCAACCTCAGCATTGGTACCAGTAATATTGATCTCAGCATTAATACACTTAAGCATATGATCAGACACTACCTTTCTACCTGCAACTTTACTTGCACCTACACCACAATAATATGGTCCTTGAGGTCCAGGATCTTCAGCTTGCCAACCTAATGGTCTATGTCCACCATTCATTATAAAGTATTCTTGTTCAAAGCCAAACCAATAATCATCTGAATCTTCAAATGTTATAGCTTTTCTTTTTTCTGTGTCACATAAAACAAGCCAACCATTAAAATGGAATGGATTATAATAGATTTTGACTGGGGTTAGTATGCAATCTGAATGATCGCCAGGAGCTTGGCCAGTTGACGAACCGTCATAAGACCAGGATGGAACTTTTTCTAATGTATTGATGTCACCATCTGCAATCTTTATTTTACTACGTAATTGCTCATCGGCATCTAGCCATACGTATTCTAGTAATGTTTTCATCGTGTATTCCTTTTAAATTAAAAAAGGACTTCGTTGTCATTTTTGGGCTTCGTTACCCAGTTTATTTATAAGAATTTATAATAAGAGTATGAGAAGGATACAACAGCTGTTAGATATTCTACCTCACCTATTGTTATATCAAATGGTAGTGAACTTAAAGTTGTCGGGTAAGCATCCACAAATTGAATTTGTTTTGTAACATTATTAGCTGAGTTCATTATAGTAAGAGTTATATCTCTTGTATGATTATGCCCTGCATGATTTGATTCCACATTACCTTTCATCCAATCAAAGATCTCTTTATAATTTAAAAGATCTTCATCTATTAAATACGATACTTCGAATGCACCGAAGGTAATCTTATCTGCTGCCATTGCAGCATTAACCTGTCTAAATGGTAAAGGTGCACCTTCAGTAGATACATCTGGTAATGTCATAGACTGTACAGTAAACTCTGCACCAGAATATGTCTGGGAGTCAAGCTGTAATACGAACGATGATGGATTAAGAAAGTTTGGCATACTTATATTTATACGTAAAAAAACCCCCAATTAAGGGGGTTTAGTTGTATATTTAGAAAATTAAAGGTTAATAACCTTACGTTTTCTGTAGTATACGTTGTTGTTATTTCCTGCAGTGACAAAAGGATTGTCAGCAATACCGTAACGAGTTTTGAATCCGATTTTCGGTTGGAAATCATTCTCGCCGATTGTCTTCATCATGCTTAATGGAACGTATGGGCAATAGAACATACCAGCGTCATAAGGATTAGTACCCTTATATCCAACGTTGAAATAGTCTACGCCTGCATATGGATCAACATATACCTTGATGTTACCGTTTAAAGTACCAGCAAGTAAAGATCCAGTTACATCTGAATCCATTTGTTGAGCACCTAATGCACCCATGCCAGTATCCATAACGCCAGCAGCATTTAATGCAGCAGCAACGTTGTTAGATACTAATACCCAGTTACCTTTGCCACGTCTTGTGTCAACAGCAATTTGGTTAGCTTCATGTTCAATTGCTTGAACTAAACCTTTGTAACGTTCAATTGACCAACGAGCGCCACCGTTATCGGCAACAAGAGTTGTATTGAATACGCCAGCAGCAGCACCACGAAGAGAAACTTTCGCGCCAATGTTTACAAGGCGGATAATTTCACGATTCATTTCAGCAAGAATCTCAGTTGACAAAATAGATGCCAATTCAGTTTCTGCAGAAAGACCATGGATAGCTTTAAGGTCTTGCGCTAATTCCGTAGTGTATTCAGCTTTAAGAGCACGAGACTTTGCAGTCACAGTAGTCTTATCGATTGAAAACGCCATTTGAGGAATATGCGGTCCAGAGTTACCTTGTGCTTCAGCAGTAGCCGTAGCATTACCTGAACCAGGCATATACTCAGCAACAGTATCAGCGTCATTACCAGCAGAACCGCCAGAAGCAGGATCGTCACCAGAGAATGGATCTGTGTTACCACCGTCAGCAGAACCTAAGTCACCAGAAGCAGCACCAGAAAAACCAGTGTCAGCTTCGTTGAACAATGCTTCAGTACCACCTTGAGTTGTATACTTAGACTTCATTGCAAAGATTAGGCCAGTTGGTCCAGTCATTGGTTGAACACCAACTAGATCAAATGCTAACATCGCAGGAGTCGCACGTCTTACTAAGCTAATTAGGACAGGATCCCAATTATCAATGTTTGAGCCAGTAGCGTTAGCAGCAGTTTCCGTCAATTGACGCTCTTCTGTTAATGCTTTTTCTTGGTTTTCAAGAACAACAGCAGTTACTTGACGTCTGTGTGCGTCTTTAATTGCAGATGAATCTTGAGAATCAAGTACAGGAGCCCATTTTTCCTGTAATACTTGTCTATTAATTTCCATTTATATTTCTCCTAAAAATGGTTATGTACGCTTGATTGCGCTAAGATACTTCTTCATTGAATCAGAAACATCTTGTTCTACTTGTGTGTCCTCAGTGATCGCATCAACTTCCGGAGTTGCTTCTACTGTGGTATCTTTGTTAAGGTAAGATTCCTTAATTGTTGCTACTTTAGCTGCATAACTTGTGTTATCATCAGCTTCGACAGCTTCAGTTAACTCAGATAATTTTGCTACTTCAGTTGCAGCCAAACCCTTACACGCTTCACTAACTATTTCTTTTCTTTCGAAAGCTTTAACTTTCTCAGCAAGTTCCATAGCATTAGCAGTCGCATCATTAAGTTGAGCTTTAGCATCTTTTGCTTCTTCGGATAGAGTATCTAAGATATCTCCTGCATCCTCAGGCACATTGATGTGGTGCTCACTAAATAATTGACCTAGTGATTGTATAAATGATTCAGTGATTTCTGATTTCAAAGAATGCTCAATAGCAACTTCGTTATCAGTCATCCAATTTTCAACAACATACGTTAAGTATCCGTCTACTTTGTCAACTAAATCTTCTTTAATAGCTTCAACTTCACCAGCTAGATCAGAAGTATATCTTTCTTCTAATTTTGCTGTTTCAGCTTTGACTTTAGATGTAAGTGCAGCTTCAAAAATTGTTTCAGCTTTAGCTTTAAAGCCTTCAGACAATGTGTCTTCGTCTTTAACTAGAGCATCAAGATCCTCTTTGAACTTCTTTTTGCTTTCGACCGTGTCGCCAGATGATCCGTCATCAGCAGTTACTTTCTTTTTCTTCTTACCAGTTTTCGGATCTTCTAAATCGCCTTCGTCATCAATAGTTTCCTTAGTTGATTTCTTAGACTCTTTTTTAGCTTTTTTACCACTTTCTTCTACATCACCTTCATCTTCATCGCCTTCATCGTCCTCTTCTTCTTCATCGTCTTCCACTTTAGCTTTCGCTTCAGCTTTTTTCGCTGCTTCAAAGATTCCATCAAGGTCCTCTTTAGACATTTCTGCTAAAGAAGCATTAATTGCTGATACTGTACGAGCTGCTGTTAGAGGTGCTGCAGGTATTTCTACCGCTGCTTCTACTTGCGTATCCTCAACAATAACCTCATCAACAGTTGTGTCAACAACATCGTCTTTTAATTCAGACATTATTTTCTCCCATGAGAGTTATAGTTTAGAGAGGAAATGCTCAAACCCTGCCGATTGTTTCTCTTGCGAGAAATTATCTTTAGGCTCTTTCACTTCTGTCTCACCTTCTTCAATGGTCCTAATAAAATGACCAGGTCTATCTTCTTCGTAAGAAACACCTTCCATAATGCCATTTACAAATGCATTAGGAGCTGATGGATCTTGTACGATATCGATAGTGTTGAGAAGAAAATCTTCACCAACATAATTAACCCCGTCTTTCATATTAAGACTTCCCATACCACGACTAGACACTCCAAGTTGAACGCCACCTTCGACAAGACCTTTTACAATCTGGCCCATAGGCGTATCCAAAATTAGTGCTTTTCCCATCACATTGTTACCATCCCATTTAAGTTCGGTAATTCTGTGAGAAACTTTATCCAAATTAATGGAAGGGCCGTCAGGGTGATTAAGTTCACCTACTGCACGTCCTGTTATTACTTGTTCGTTAACGAATCTATCAACAGCAGAAGTAAGTACTTCGCGTGTATATATACGACCGTTTTTGTTTTTGTTTTCTGCTTGCATAAACACACCTTCTAAGAAAGTATTTTTCTTACCAGTTTTCTTGTTCTCTTCAATTGAGTAACCAAGTTGGTGCGTTATATATTCTGTGATTAGCTTCATTTAAGCTCCCATTAATTTGATGAATTCTTTAACTGCTTTCTCAGCACTATCTAGATCTTTATATTTTTCCATTTTTACACCGTCAATATAAAGATTAAACTTGCTAGTGATAACTGCAGTTATATTCTTTTTCTTTCCAAGCTTGGTTAATTCCTTGGTTACCTTTTCACCTTTGGGTAGCTTTAGTTTAGCTTCTATTACTTCATTAAATGATTCTTTAAACGTTAGCATCTGTAGTTGTTTCCCCTTCTGGTGTCTCCGCCGCAGGTTCTTCTACCGCAGGAGCATCAACTGAAGCTCCATACATTTTTGAAGCAACTTCTGTTTTATGTGTATCTAATGCACTTAAAATTTTGTCTTGCATAATACTGTTAAAAGTATTGTTGCTTTTTTGTGCATCACCCATTTTTATATTGTCAATTAGTGTTCTTGTGCTCATAATCTCTCTGTATAGTATTTATAAAATTTGTTATTTTGAGGAAAATTTCTGTATTATATAGCTGAATTAGCTAAATCAGGATTAATATCATCATCTTTCATAGGATCTTCTTTATTATCCTTAGCAATCTGTTTGATATCTTCATCAGTCAATTTCAGAATATTTCTTCGTATCCACTCTTTCGACCAGAACATACCAATATATTCGTCCATCATCTGAACCATTTCTATTCTTTCCTTAAGGATTTCCCCATCCTTAAGTTCAGCATAGTAGTTATCTCTTGAGTACTCAACAACGATTTCTTCACGGATATTTATCCAGTCACTTGGAACTATAATCTTTTTAAGGATCAATTGTCTCTTGAGTGCTTCATAGAATAGTGCTGAGAACTTACCACGGCAACGATCAATAAACTTTTGAAATTTAAGTTCGTCACGAGTGATCTCTGAAGATCGGCCGACTGAGAATGCATCTCCTTCAGTCAATCTTGACATAGGAATATTTAAAGACCTATATAATTTTGCTTGGAAGTATTGTATATCTTCAATCTCACCAAGGTTTTGTCCACCAGGAAGAGTAGTAATCTCTGTACCACGACCACCTTCTCTACGTGGTAACCAGAAGTCTTCCATAACATTACGATGGATCTTCTCATCTTTAATAGCACCGGTAGCAGGATCGTATACAACTTTATTACGATACTTATTCATAGTATTGTTGAGGTATTCCTCAGCCTTACCCTTAGGAAGATTACCTACATCAATATAAAATATACGACGTTCAGGCGCTCTTGATATACGATAGATAACTAGTGAGTCTTCCATCATACTTAATTGATTTAAAGGTTTAAGTGCTTTGTTTAGATAGCCTACAACCTTATTGCGTTCTTCGTTTAATAGACCAGAGTTAACTTGAATAATAGCATCAGTATTAATACGTAAACCTTCAGAATTATTTGTCATCATATCATCTTGATAAAGATAGTATTCACCAACTTCACGTACAAGCTCAGCGCCAGTCTTAGGATCTTTAACCTTCTCAGTCTCTTTGATCTTACGAATCTTTGTAGGATCTATTTGTCTTAGCTCTAATATTCCTGCATCAGGTTTAGCATCATTGATAACAACATGATAGAATAAACGTCCATCAATATACCAACGTCTAAATGTATCGTATGCTGACATAGAGAAGTTAGTTAGACTTAGAATTCTATCGAACTCTTCCATGATTAGATCTTTAACATTATCTTTTTGATCTAAGTTATCAAGGTTTAGTTTAACAATAATACCATTCTCATCTGTAATAGCTTCATTACAAATATCTTCGATAGCCATATCCACTTCAGGATACGTTGATATCGAACGGTACTTCATTATTAATTGTTTATCTGATTCAAATTTATCTCCACCCAGGTCCATGTACTGACCAAAGTACCCACCTGTTGGAGAGATTTCGTATGCACCATCCTCATTATCTGCTGCAAATGATACGGGTTTCTTATTTGTTTCTATTGATTTTCTTTTAAACTCAAAACCAAATAGTGATCTGTTTTCTGCCATTGTTATCCTTATTCACTCTTTCTTAAATATATTTATAACACTTAAGAAAGAGTGCCTTTCGGCACTCCTCATGTTATTATGATGATTTACGTTGTTGTATCAGACTCCCAATATTGAATTTGTAATTCAACAGTGAATTCTTCTATAACATTTTCCGAACCGTAATCTAACTCAATTGCACCCAAGCTAGTTGGGAATGTACCTCTAATATCATACTTCTTAATAGCTGTACCATCTTTATCGAGTTGTTCAACAATCATATCAGCCATATAAGAATTTGGTTCTGTTAAACCAGTGTTATTCTTATGCTCATTAATCATGTTCATCCAGTCTTCAAATGCATTACGCAGACCAAAATCTGTATCATTGATACAAGTAATGTTCCACGGTTCAAATGATCTGTCACCAGCTATTTGCAATTTGCGGCCCCTGAAAGGAACCTCAATAGGTGCAATAGTACTTGCTGGTAATGATGCCATCTTTATAAAGAAAGAATAAGATGCAGCATTGTCCTTAATAACTAAGCTAGGAAAGTTTAAAGTTACCTGAAATAGATTAGGTCTTGCACCGCCTCCTTTCAGTTGTCCTTTCATATCATCTATTGTTAAAATAGCCATGATTAATTACCTCCTGCAACTTCACTAAACTCAACACCAGTTCTTGTGGCAATAAAGTTTAATGTGATATAGTTAATTGAACGAGCAGGCTTGATATAAATATCAGCAACAAACTTATTAGTGTCAATAATGTTACCAGTATTATTGGTTCCATCACAAACTACTTTAAAGTCTGTAATACCTCTACGTCCTTTAACATCACGTAAAAAAGGTTCAACCATGTTTCTGAATTGAGCCCTTGTAAATTCATCATTAAATTCGAATAATGATGCTTTAGATGCTGTACTTACAGCTTTCTCTAACACGATAAACAATCTACGAACGTTAATTCTATCGAACGCCGATGGTTTATTTTGTAGAGTTTTGTCACCAAATAACACTGTACCCGCACCAGGAAATGTTACAATAGGGTTTACACCTGTATTGTATAGAGTATCTCTATCTGCCTGATTAGGATTGTATGCTAGTTTAGTAACATTACGTAAGTTACCACGAGTAAATCCAGCCGGTGAGAACCAAGCATCAGCAACTAGATCAGCGTTAGCTGTTAGTCCTGCTGTTGATCCAGCCGCACAAATCCAACGATATACATCATTGTACTTGTCATAAACATATAAAGAACCTGAATCAGCAAACGCATAAGACGTTGAAGTTAAACCTGTTCTCCATGCTGATACATATGTATATGGCGTTGTTATATTTACTGTTGCCGTTCTCTCTGGTGAGACAAAGGCTACCGCATCTTTTCTTGCTGCACATAGTGCAGTTATATGATTACTTAATGTAATATTATCAGTCGCACTCAAACCTGAGTTTGCTTGAAACACTAAGTTAACATCTATTGTTTCTGCATCGGCGAATTTACTATATTGAAGAGTAGTTTGACCTACTGTTAATACATTAGCATCTACACCACCTGTTGTTGCTTGTGAAAATACGTTTACTCGCGTAAATGCTTTTCCTACAGCTGAGTCACCAGCATCTGATAATGCTGCTGCGTGGTTTCCAATACGGATCCATTTAGAGTTTGAGTTGACATAATCTTTATAGTATAAAGATGTACCATCAGTGTGTTTTACATCGCTAGCTTGGCTTAAGAAGTCAAAGACTTCAAGAACTGAGCCGGCTGTACCTGTAATTTCACCAGTAATATCTCTAACTACTATATGGATTTCATCATTAGAACCACCTACTGCGGCCGCTCCTGGTGATGTACCCGGTGCACTTTGAGTCCAAATCTTCCAGTTTGTACTACCATTCCAAGAAGAAGCTAGTGTA